GCTCGTCGGCCTATTCGGTGGACGCTGACGCCGGGCAGATCCGGTTCTCGTCGGTGCCGTCCATGTCGGACCTGGCCACGCTCACTGTCACCTACTGGGCCGGCCAGACCGCGATCTCCCCGCAGTTGCGGACGGCGATGCTCCTCTACGTGGGACACCTCTACACCAACCGCGAGGCGGTGGTGACGAGCGGTGCCCAGCCGGTCGATCTGCCGATGGCGTTCGAGACGCTCCTGGCCAGTGAGTCCGTGTCTGGGAGGTGGTAATGGCCATTCCAGCCGGCAGCCTTCGGGAAACGATCGTCATCGAGAAGCAGACCGAGACGCGGAACGCGTTCGGCGAGGCGAGCTCGACCTGGTCGACGCACGCCACCCGCCGGGCCTCCGTCGAGGCTGTCAGCTACACCGAAACGCAGAAACAGAACCGCATTGGCGGGGCCGCTACGTGGGTGGTGCGGTGCCATTTCGTGGACGGCATCAGCGGCAAGATGCGAGTCCGATGGAAGAGCCGTGGGGACCGCTACCTGTACATCTCATCGGTGGTCGAGGTTGGCCCGCGCCAACTGCACGAGCTCACGTGCGAGGAAAAGGCCACGTAATGCTCCTTCGCTGGGAAAACAACATCGAGCAGGAGATCGAGACGCTCATGGGCCGATACGCGGCCCTGCCCAAGCACATCGCGAAAAAGCACCTCCAGGCCGCGATGAAACGGACGCTCAAGGACGGCGTGCCCGTGCTGCGGTCTGTGACTCCGCCGCTCGGCGTCCGGCGTGGGCGTCGCAAGAAGGGATCCTTTGTGCCGCAGAACAAAAGCACGGGCGACCTGCGGCGAGCAGTGACGACTAAGTCCAAGTACATTGGACGGAACGCCGACGGCGTGGTCTACGGAGTCGTGGGCTACAAGGCCGGATTCAACAGCCGCAAGGCGATCTGGCTGGAGTACGGCACCCGCCGCGGCATCCGGCCGCAGCAGATGATCCACCGCTTTATGCAGCAGTACGGCGGCCCCTCGCTCACGCGGCTGCAGGGCGAAATGGCATCGGCCCTGGAGAAGGCAGCCAACGAGGTCGCGGCCGGGAAGAACCCTGGGAGGACGTGATGGCATACCCGGAGCAATGGCTCAAGGCCGCGATCGAGACCGCCGGCGGCTGCTTGGCCTACCCGATGGAGGCCCCGGAGGGCGCCGCCCTGCCCTACGTGATCTACGGCCGCACATCGACACAGCGCGAGACGATTATGGGCGGCCCGACGCCGATCAACGTCAACCCGTCGGCCCAGTTCTCAGTGCTGCTCTACGCCACCACGTACTCCGGCGTGAAGACGCTGGCAGACTCCATTCGGGCAGCGCTCCATAACTTCAACGGTACTGCGAGCGGCGTGACAATTCGCCAGTGCCTGATCCTGGAGGAGCTCGACGGCTCGCCGGACTACCTCGAGGGGCAGGACAAACCGACATACACGGTCGAACACACGTACCAGATCCGCTGGGAGGAGTAAGCCATGCCGGTCGCAGATTCGCAGGGCACGACGTTCACGTTCAACTCGGTGACGTTCACCGCGAAGAACGTCAAGGTGAAGCGGTCCCAGTCGTATGTCGACGTGACTCCGCTGTCGGCCGCGGCCGGCTCGACGCGTCAATTGCAGGCGGCTCCTCTCGTCGACGGCGACCAGATCACCTGCGAATACTGGGGCACGACCGCACCGGCTCGCGGCACGTCCGCAGCGATCGCCTGCGCGACGCTGGGCGTGAGCGGTAACGCAGTGTGCGAGGACTTCGAGCTTACGGCCGCGGTCGGCGAACTTGTTGTCGGAAACGCCACCTTCAAGCTGACGGGCTGATCGGCCGGGAGGTGACCCGTGCCGAACATCCCAGACAGTCAGGGCGCAGTCCTGTATTTCCGCGGCCAGGCTCTGGGCGTGCTGCAGGGCGTGTCGCCAGCGTTCGCCATCGGCAACAAGCACGAGGTTACGAGCATGCGCTCGCCGGTTGTCGGCCAGGGCCAGAGCGCACGCGTGCTGAAGCAATACAACGTCACGAGCATCGAGCCAGGCACGATCACGGCGCGTTTTCTGGGCTCTCCAGACCTCGCCCGCAACGATCTCGGCGGGCCGGGCTTCCTGTCGTTTTCGTGGCCGTCTGGCGGGACGCTGAGCGGCCAGGCGTTTCTGGAAACGCTCGACGCTGAGTTCGCCAAAGGTGAGCTCATCCAGTGGGCGGCCGTGTTTCAGTTCTCTGGGTTTGACGCGTAAGGAGCTTTATGGGACTCGCAGACGACATCCTGGCCATCGACGACATCCGCCCGCCGCAGAAGCTGCACGTAAAGGCGTGGGACCGCGAGGTGTATCTCCTCGACCCGACGGCCGACATCCGCGACGAGTGGGAGATCTACTGCGCTGCCAACCAGGGCAAGAAGGCGTCGTGGCGGGCCAAGCTGGCAAGCCTGCTGTTGTGCGACGAGCAGGGGAACCGGCTGTTCACAAGCGACGCCGACGTGGCCAAGCTCGGCAAGAAGAACGCCCGTGCCTTGCACGAGATCTGGCAGGCAGGGCAGAAGCTCTTGTCGATCACCGACGCAGAAGTTGAGGAACTCGAAAAAAACTGAGGAGCCGGCCGGACGAGATCTTCATCTACCGGCTGGCCCTCGAGCTCGGAATACCTTGCCCGGAGGGATGGAAAAAACGACTGACGCTGCGGCAGCTTCGGAAGTGGATGGCGTTCTGGCGCGTCGAGCCGTTTGGCGACGCGTGGCGGATGGCAGCCAGGACGTCGCTTACGACCGCGGCCGGAATGGGCGCGAAGCCCGACCCGGAGGCCGAGGAACGATTCTTGCCCAGCTACCGAGAGAAGCCGCAGACAGAAGAAGACATCAGACGTGAGTTCATGAAGATCCCTGCGTTCCGCGAGCAAATGCTGAAGGGCGAGTAATGGCGACGATCGGCAAAGTATCCGCGGTGTTCTCCGCAAGCACGTCAGGCCTGAAAGCTGGCGTGTCCGATGCCATCCGCTCATTCAGGCAGCTGGGTGGCGAGGCCGGAACGCTCAAGGGCCTTTTCGAGGGGATGCAGTCGGTGGCATCTCGTGGCGTCGGTGCCGTCGGGCCGGCGGCTGAGATTGCCGCGGCGAAGCTATCGCAGTTCCAGCGGATGGCGATGCTGGCCCAGGAGGCCCTCGCGGCCGGCCGGATCACGGCCGAGCAGTTCGCGGCCAAGATGAATCTCATCGGGCAGGCGGCCGAGTCGTCTGCGGCTGCGGTGGCGGCAGGGGCCGCGATGACGATGCGATTCTCGTCAGCCGAGGAAAACGCATCGCGCGAGATTGCCCAGGCAAACTCGCTCTTGTCCCAGGGTGTGATCTCGCAGGAGACGCACGCCAGGGCCATGGCGGAACTCACGGGCGAGACGGCCCGAGAGCGGCAGGAGATGGAAGCCGCCGGCCGTGCGATGGAGCAGATGGCCCAAGTCTTCAACGAAGGGGCGGCCGTCACGCAGTCGGTGCGGACAGCCGAGGAGCGGCACGCCGACGAAGTGCAGCGGCTCCGCGGCCTGCTGGCTGCCGGTGCGATCTCGCAACAGACATACGCCAGGGCGGTCGATCGGGCCGACGACGAGCTGCGGCAGGCCACCAGCGGCACCAGGGGGCTGGGGGCGGCGACGGCCGCGGCCGGGGCAGGAGTCGAGCGGCTGGCCGGCAAGCTGAACACGCTGATCGCACTGAACGCGGCCCAACTGTTTGGGCAGATCTCCGCGGTGGTCGGCAACTCCGTCCGGTCTTTCGTCAGCATGGGCGCAGCCCAGGCCGAGGTGATCGACGGCCAGAGCGACCTGGCCAAGCGGCTCGGGCTGACCTACGGCGAGCTCGCCGGCCTGGGCTTTGCCGGGGCGCAGGTGGGCGTGTCGATGGAGTCCATCGGCAAGGCGGCCACGAAGGCCGACGTGGCGTTCGTGAAGGCCTCGCAGGGCTCCAAGCAGGCCCAGGCTGCGTTCTCTGGGATCGGCCTGTCCGTGCAGCAGCTGGAGGGCCTCTCGCCCGCTGAGCGGTTCCGGGCGATCGCCGACGGAATTGCACAACTGCCGACGGCTGCGGAGCGGTCGCGGGCTGCCCTGCAGGTGTTCGGCAAGGCCGGGGCCGAACTGCTGCCCATGTTCGAGGGCGGAGCCGGGGCGATTGCCGCGGCCACCGACGAGGCCGCGAGGTTCGGGCTGGCCCTGACGAACGACCAGGCGGCCAGTGTCAATTCCATGTCTGACGCCTTTGCAAAAGCCCAGATGGCCGTCCAGGGCATCGTGGGCCAGGTTGTGGCGTACCTCGCCCCGGCCATCCAGGGCGTGACCGACACGTTCCTGAACCTGGTCGGCGGCATCGGCGGTGCCAACATCGGCCAGTTCATCGGCGAGGGCATCATGGTCGGTGCCCAGTTCCTGGCCGGGATCGCAGACTGGATGATCTCCGGCATCGGCTCGGCGTTTGAATACGCCGGGACGGTGATCGACGTCTTTAATCGCGTTGTGTCAGGCCTGCAGGCGATCTGGTTCACCGGCGAGGCCGTGTTCAAGGGCGTGGCCGCTCTGATCTCTCGGGTGATTGCCAACGGGGCATCCATCATGGATGCACTGCCTGACTCCGTGGCCGGCACCGGCTGGAAGGAGTTCGGCGACTCAATGCAGGCGTCGGCGAACGAGCTCTCGGCAGGGGCCGACGCTGCAGCCGGCAAGGCCCTCACCGCGGCCGGCAACGTGGTGACAGGCGAGACCACAGGCGTCGGCAGGTTCCAGGGGGCCGGCCCGCTCTCGACGATCCTGGCGGATGGCATGGCCGCGGCTCAGCGGAACGCCCAGGCCCAGAGCGTGGCCGAGGTCGCGGCACCCAAGGAGCCGCCGCCGGCCCCAGAGCCCGCGTTCACCGGCGCGTCGTCCGAGGCCCTCAAGGCTACCGACAGCCGATCGAAAGAAGGCATTGCCGAGATGTTCCGCCTGATGCGGAGCGGCTCCGGCGACGTCCAGGAGCA